AATGTAGTCCAAACATTTTCTTGATAGTTATAAGTTACACATCGGTCAATTTGATCCGATCCTGATTTAGGATAAAACCAATTTACTTCTGTATATAAAGAATTAGAAGCTGAAAAAATAACATCAGCAGAATCGAAATTAAGACCTAGATCTCCATTTTGTACAGTAAAGACAAAATCTTCAACCAAACATGGAAGAGCTTTGACAGTACCATCATACATATAAAATCCACCTTCGTTAGACATCCAATAAACAGCTCCGTTTACATAAGAAGCTGCATGCTGACCAATACATCCACAGTTTGTCCCTACCTGTCTAACACTAAATGTAAATGGTGGACCAACAAATTGAATAACGTAAGCTGCGTTATCTGTTATAACAAAAACATAATCCTTACCTTGAAGAGCTGCTCTTATTTCATTACCCGTATCTAATCTAAATGTACCGGCAGTATTAGTGGCAGTTGGTGCATAAGTGTTTAAATCTTCTTGATTAGAAAATCTCACAAACATCGGATCTTGTGTGGTTATATCACCAATCGTTGTTTCAGTTCCAAAATGAAATAAATGTCTGTCTCTGTCAGATACTAGTGTAAATCTGGTCGCTGTTGGGTTAGCCGAAGTAGAAAAACCAGAAGTGCTTGAAGAAGCTCGTATGGTTCTAGCATTAGTTGCTCCAGCATTCCAAGTAAATGTTTTACCATCAAAAATAGTTGCAACCAACACCTCACCAAAATTATCTAAACTCCAATTACCTGGGTCTAGAACTACGTTACTAGTTGCTCTGGCTGTGCCCCAAGTAGATGCACCCCAAGTAGAAGTTCCCCATCCATATCCCGTAGTTTGGGTTGTAGGTCCTATGATTACATAGGGGTTAACAGTAACGGCTCCATAGGCTGTCATGCCCGAACCACCTTCGTTTCTTGAAGCTTGTACAGTAAATTTATCTACGTCTGGAACAGTTAATATTTCATAAACTTGTTGTAATTCTGCAGGGGTATAGTCTGAAGCACCTGTTACCGTAACGGCAGAAAGAGTTACATATCGCCCTACAGCTAAACCATGTGATCCCTTATTTATAGTTACAACATTAGAACCACTAACTGTAGTTAAAGTTCCTCCAGTGATAGCAGTATCTAAAGGTGTGATGTCGTAAAAATCATTACCATAATATAAAAATAAACCTTGTGATGTTCCAATGGCTGCATACTTTTCACCTGCTAAAGATGAAAAGGCCAATTGTGCTCTTGCTGCACCAGGTAAAGTTTTAGAAGCAGCAGTAAGTTGCTCCCACCCTCCTATTTTTTCAGGCGCAGTATATCTAAACCTAACAAAATCTCCATCTACCCATTGTCCAGGAAGTGCTGAAGGCACACTTTGTTTGTTAAAACCGGGTGCAAATTTTACTTTTTTTAAGGCCATAATCGTGTTATATATTAGTTTTATAGAGAATGAAAGTATCAATATAATGGACCATTTGGAAGCAATTGTCGAATTGAAGAACGTAATTCATCCAGAATTTATAGAAAGAATTATAAAACTAACAGACAAAAAAGCTAAAGACAATTTAACAACTGTGGGAGGAGTAGATAAAAAAGTTAGAAATGTTAAGGGCTATCATTTAAACTGTGATACTCCAACCAATACTTTTTACTGGGACTTTATAAAAAATGAAATTGAAAGATTATATGTTTTTTATAAAGGAAAATTTCCTAAAATGTTTAGCTCTAAAATAAATCAAATTGATCTTTTAAAATATTCACCTGGAGGTAAATACGATGTACATACCGATAATTTTACTATTACTCCAAGAACTCTAAGTATAATAATAAATTTAAATGACACTTATAAAGGAGGAGATTTAATATTTACCGATCAAAAAGAAAAAGAAATAAAAAGATTTAAATTATCAAAAGGGTCTATTGTATTTTTTCCAAGTAATTTTTTGTACGCTCATGGGATACAACCAATTACACAAGGAACAAGATATAGTATAGTGGCATGGCTACAATAAACTACAGTATTATAAAAAACTTTTTTTCAAAAAAAGAACTAGATCTTTTACAAAGATATTGTCGTAAGAGAATTAATAATTCAAAAAGTTATCAAATATTTAGTGATTCGTTTTCACCTTGTTGGGAGGATGATGCGTTAATGAATTCATTTTTAGAAACAAAACTTTCTTTTGTTGAAAAAGAATCTAACTTAAAATTATTTCCAACATACTCTTATTGGAGATACTATGTATTTGGCGCTACTTTACCCACACATACGGATAGACCCGCGTGTGAAATTTCTATTACAGCTTGTATAAAAAAATACGATAACTGGCTTTTAACAATTGAAGATTCTTCTTTTGAAATAGAAGAAGGAGATGCTTTATTATATGCAGGGTGTATTCAAAAACATGGAAGACCTGGTGTGTATAAAGGCGAAGGAATGGCTCAAGCTTTTTTTCATTATGTAGATCAAAACGGACCCTTTACTCATCATCAATATGATAATTACATGTTAGAAATGAAAAGAAAAGCTAGTGATAATGATTATAAAATTTTGGATAAATTAAATGAAAACTAATATTTATAAAAATTGGTTAGAAGAAGATTTGCATAAATATTTAGTAGAAATGTTTTTGCATAAAACTCCACATTTCTTTAATCAAAAATCTTATTCGCCAGAAGACGAGACTTGTTTTTATATTACGCTTTTTAATTCAGAAAACCCAATGATAGATTTTTTACAATCTAAGATTTCTAAAACTATTGGTAAAAAATTAATATTTCATAGGGTTTATATAAATGTTCAACATCCTAAAATGAATGGTAGCTTTCATGTTGATGAAGGGGATTTAACTTTTATATATATGATTAAAGGAGAAGGCGATCTTGAAATTAAAAATGAAAGTATTATAAAATTTGAAGAAAATAAATTAATAAGTTTTCACGCACATAAAGAACATAAATCGTATGCTCCTCAACAAGGAGTAAGAATAACTTTAGCTTTTAAAACAAGTATAATGGAGGACATTAAATGATTGAAAAAAAAGTTAGTATAAATAATTTTATAGGGGTTTATGATAATTACATCACTCAAGAAGATTGTAATAAAGCAATTAAACTTTTTGATGATGAAAATGAATTTAATAAAACTGTAAATAGAATAGGTGCTGAAAATGTAAGCATTCTTATGAAACAAGATCAACAACTTTTTTGTGTGCCAGACAATATTAAAATTTGGTGGGAAAGATTAAAACCTCTTATGTACAATTTTGATATAGCTTGGAAACACTATAATGAAACCACTGGAGCACGAGCTGCTTTTGGAAATGTTGATTTATTTCGTACGAGTTTAAAAATTCAAAAAACTTTGCCTAGTGAAGGTTATCACGTATGGCATGTAGAGCACAATGAAGGATACGAAAATGAACCTAGGGCTTTTGTTTTTTCTGTTTATTTAAATGATGTAGAGGAAGGTGGAGAAACAGAGTTTCTTCATTTTTCAAAAAGAATAAAACCTAAAAAAGGTAGAATAGTTATTTGGCCTGCAAGCTTTCCATATGTTCATAGGGGTAATCCACCTATCTCTGGAGAAAAATATCTTTTAACTTCTTGGCTAGTATTTAGACCATGAACAAATACATAAAATGTATTAATTATTTAGTTAATAAAAAGACTCAAGAAATCTCTCATCATGATAAAAATCTTTTTCAACATTTAGTTAATGTTTATAACAAATTAAGAAAATGGAAATGTGAAGAAGATATATGTTATGCTGGTTTATTTCATTCTATTTATGGTAACGAATATTTTCAACAAGAAACAGAAAGTAATAGAGATGTAATAAAAGAATTAATTGGCGATAAAGCTGAAGGTTTAGTTCATTTATTTAATCAAAATAGAATTCAAAATAAAGATATTAGAATAATATCTTTGGCTAATCAATTAGATCATACCTTTATTAATGTTTTTGATAATTATTTAGATAAAGAACAAATCGATACAAACTATTTTTATTTTAGAGATATGGCACCTTGGAAATTTATAGGGTCGGCTAAAGATCCTACTAAATGGAGAAAGTTTAATTATTTTTTAAAATTTAAACATAAGATAGAAAGAGATTTAAAAAAAGAAACTGAAAATATATTAAGTAACATGAATATATTAGATTTATTGGAATTAGAAAGAGCGTATGCTAGTGCAAACCCTTATGGAACTGTACATGAATCTCATACAGATTGGGAAGAACACGTAAGTGGTATAACAATTATGTATTATTTAAACAATGCGTGGGATTTAAAATTTGCAGGCGAAACTGTTTTTTACGATAGTTGTAGTCAAGATATACTTAAAAGTATTATTCCTAAACCTGGAAGAGTAATTGCTTTTGATGGGAATATAGAGCATTGTGCTCGAGACGTAAGAAGAGATCTTAATGATTTAAGAATGGTTTTAACTTTTAAATATAAAATATCTATTGATTAAGATGAGTAAGATGTAGGTCTTGGACCTAATCTAGCTATTTTTTCATCAGTAGTTTCATCTCTCATGGTTTCTGAACCTACTGGATCCTCTACTAAATGATTACTTTCATCCCAATCAGTTTGTAGTTGAAGTAAATGAGCTTCGTCCCATTTATTAATAAATTGTTGAAAATCTAATCCCTCAGTTGCTAAAGAATTGTGAGGCGTGCTATCTCTATGTTCTACTTCATCGTTAACATTAGCAGCTCCTTTTTGAATAGCCCAAATATTTTGAAAAGCAGTAGTTGCCCAAAAAGCATCATCATCAATTACATACATAGCTCCCGCGCCATCACCAGAATGTTTCATGACTGTTTTATCTTCAAATACTACTGTCCATGCTGCGTTTGTTGTCATAATTCTCCTATGTTTTAATAATATATACTACAGTTAAATAAGGTTGTAACACCGAAGTTGCATCTCCTGTGAAAGTTGCACTCATATTGTGAGAGTGTCCACCACCACTTCCGTTGTTATTAATACGGCTATTGACAATAGCTAAACCACGTTGTCCAGGACCTTGTAAAGAAAAGTCATTAGCTTGTGATGGAGATGGGTATTTAAAGTTACCTGTGTGACTGTGCGATGCAAGTTGTGGAGTTGATAAGGTTGCATTTGCCGTTGACCCTCCAATATTTCCAGTTGATGTTACAGTATTTGCTCCGCCTGTGGAAGCTAAAGTTTTATTAGGTGATTTAGAAACCGCTACGTTGTCTTGTAAATCAGGTACGTTAAAAGTAGATGAACCATCTCCAGTTCCATAAGTTGTACTTACGACTGCGAATAATGCAGAGTAAGTTGATCTTGAAACTGCCTGTCCGTTACACTCTAAAAAACCAGTTGGAATTGATGAAGAAGACCACGGCACAATAGTTGCTGTAGGAATTCCTTCGATACCTGTAAGATTAGCTCCGTCGAAATCGTATTTTGTTGCTTCGTAATTTGACATATTATTTCTCCGTGTAAGTCCATCCTGTTGTAGCGTCTCCTGAGAATACTAATCCAAAAGCTGCACCTTGTGTGTTTACCACAAGATCCGATGCTGCGTTAGCTATATTAGAAGAGTTTCTTCCAACAGTCAATGCGTTAGTATTAAAGTCGTAACCTTGATCTACAAAATGAACTTCGTCTCCTGTAGCTGGCGACGCTGGAAGCGTGATTGTAACTGCTCCGCCATTTGTGTTTACTAAAAGTTTTGCACCAGCTTGAACTGTTTCAGCTGCTGAAACGGCTCTCCATTTTCTATATTCGTTTGCTTTAACAACGTTGGTGCCGTCTGAATATAGCGTATAACAATTTCCTTCACATAAAAGAACACCAGTACCTGATGAAGTTTTAAAAGTTAAAGTGTTTCCTGCATGGTCACAACCATCAATTACGGTATAAACTTTTTCTATCGAATCTGGAATAGTAACATTTAAATTAGAAGCTAATGTACCTGTTAATTTTATAACTTCATTTTTACCATTTGATACCGCACCGTTGGTAAAAGTAAGTGCTCTATTAGCATTAGTTACGTTAAACGTATCGTAACCACCAATTGCTTGTTCTAGAATTAATAAATTTGTATTTGTAATTTGTCCCCAAGTTCCTGAGTTTTCACCGGTAGCTTGGACTGTAAGTTTTAAACTCGCTGATGTTGAATTCGCCATATTAAATTCCTTATATCGTTTATTTTATAAAAATAAAGAGTTGGTGTCAAACTCTTTATGCAACGACTTCCAACCATCCAGGTGGGTCTATTGGTGCGTTTCCTGTAGGAACTTCATTCCAGATTAGAGCATTAGCACTGTTTAAATTCATAGTCAAGCCAAATCCAGTAGGTGTTGCCGTAACGTCTGTAAACGCGGTTGCTGAAGCAACTCTAGAAAGCATACCTATTCCAGTTACATTTACAGGTGTATTTAAATCAACTGTTTCATTACCTAAAGCAGCTGTCATAGCTATGCCCGTAACTGAAAGACTAACATCTCCTTGCATTCCAAGGGTACCTAAAGCACCTATCATGAAATTACCTGTGATAGCTGCATCAGGTGCAGGGTCAACAACACCTAAAGTTAATTGAGCTACATTTAAAGTATTAGCAACAATAGTTGCGTCACCAGTAACTTCTGTTGGAGATCCTAAAGATGCAGTCATTGCAATTCCAGTAACGTCTACTTGTGCAGAGCTACCAGCATCACCCCAGTCATTTATTGACCAGCCAAGTCTACCCCAACCTTCGTTGTTAAATGCTTCAACGGTTCCAAGTCCCATGGTAGCTCCGATACCAACTGCCATTGCATCGGGACCAGCATCAACTGTTCCTAAACTATTTGTAAGTGAAAAACCGGTAGGTTGAACTAAAGCTAAACCTTCAGCGGTTACGGTCCCCAGACCTGTCGTTAATGTTTGATTGTTATTTGTAGATGGACCTGTGTTAGCATCAGCTGATGTAGTAACACTTCCAAGATTTGCAGTGACAGCGTCACCTGGTGCTATAAGAGTACCTGCGATACCCCAAGCTTGTTTTCCCCATTCAACACGACCCCAACCTAAATTAATTTCAGTTGAGCTTGACTCGTCTCCGAGTGCTGCGGACATACCAAACCCTGTAGGAATAACCGTAGGATTGGCGTTATCTCCCCATTGGTTTTGACCCCAAGAGCCAGTATTCCAAGTTCCTGTTGCCATAGGAGTTTACCTCCTATTTAACCAGAGATTCTTAAAATCGCTGCTGTTGATGTTGGTGCTGGAAACTGAACTGTAAACGTACCTGAAGTAGCTGTTTTATCTGCTCCGAAATCTAAAACACAAACTGCAGAATTTGTAGTAGCAGATGATGTATTGTAGATTAATGCTCCTCTAGCTGTCAAAGTAACGTTTTGAAATGACAAATCATT